CTGAAACCCCAGAAGCACAACCATCAGAATTGGACATTTGGAATGAAACCTAGAGAATTAGTAACAACAGCAGTTGAAGTTATCGGCGGGATCTGCATTGTCGTTGGCATAGGCAGTTTCAGTGTTCCTATTAGTGTTATTGTTCTAGGCGTTCTCTTGGTTATCGGTGGAGGCTTGGCAGCATGAGTTTGTGGAAAAAATCTGAACAGCGTGCGCTTCCAACAAGCATTGACCCATACCAAATAACTGCACGCCCGTTTTACAACAACTGGTCTGGAGAAATAGTTACAGAGATCACTGCTGTTGCTCATAGCGCAGTGCTCGCATCTGTCACTATTCTTGCGGACTCTATTGCATCAATGCCAGTAGATCTGGTGCGCACTAGAGGAGGCAGGATTGAAAAACTACCAACACCATCAGTATTCCAGCAGCCCAACGATCACCAGAACATGTTTGAGTTCGTGCATCAAACAATGCTTACTCTTGCACTACATGGTAACGCCTACATTTATGCGCCACGAGGCGCAGACGGACTTCCCGTTGAAATGCGCAATATTCATCCCCACGCTGTCAAAGGAATCGCAATCTCAGACACAGGGGAAATGATTTACGATCTAGGAAAAGTTCAATACTCCAGCAAAGATGTTCGTGCTATCCATTGGGCTATTCTGCCGAATCAGCTACGAGGCATCAGCCCGCTAGAAACTATGCGCAACACAGTTGGCATGGGTTTAGCAATGGATCGTTTCCTTGCACAGTTCTATGGCGAGGGCGCAACACCGTCATCTGTTCTGGAAACAGACAGCGCATTAACAACAGATCAGGCACGACAAATCCGTGACAACTGGATGGAAGCACACTACAAACACAGGAAACCTGCAGTGCTGCAGGGCGGTTTGAAATGGCGCAGCATTACAACCAGTGCAGCCGATATGCAAATGTTGGAACACAAAGAATCAATCATCCGTGATATTGCTCGTGTGTATCGGATTCCGTTGCACCTCATCATTGGCACTGGCGGAGATTCGCAGACATATCAGAACATTGAGGCGTTAGGTTCAGCGTTCTTCAAGTACACGCTGCTTGGATGGGTGCGCCGTTTGGAATCAGCGTTCAGCGAAATGTTGCCCCGCCCACAATCTGTTCGTTTCAACCCAGAGGAATTCTTGCGTGCCGATTTGATGACCCGTGTGAACGCACAACAGAAGCAGATCATGTCTGGAACTATGACACCTAACGAGGCTCGTGAGATTGAGAATCGTGAGCCATATGAAGGCGGAGATCAGTTTGTTCTTGGCGTAGCTGGAACAGTTGTTGCTGGTGTTGAGGGCGGAGATTTGCCAACTATCGGCACAGATACAATCCCACCTGAAAGGTAAGCCATGAAATCCGTAGCGGTCACAGTAACTACTTCACCAACATTAATTGTTGCAGCAGATAACTTGCCTCGTACCTGTTATTTGCACTCAACAAGTGGAAGCACATATCTTGGTGATAGTGCAGTTACGACAACAAGTGGTTTGCATCTGCCAAATAACCAAACGATAACGATTCAAGTTCCATTTGGTGAAACTCTTTACGGCATTACCAACACAGGCACAACGAATATTCGTTTGCTAACACCAGATGTGGATTGATCATGCCATTTGATATTGGAGATTTTGTTTCATGGAACTCGTCAGGTGGTCGGGCACGAGGGCGCATTGAAAAAATTGAACGGGATGGAACAATCAACATCCCCAACAGCGACTTCACTGTTACAGGAACAGAGGATGATCCTGCTGCGCTCATCCGTGTATTCCAAAAGCAGGATGACGGGTACGAAGCTTCCGAAACGCTTGTCGGTCACAAGTTTTCAACGCTAACTAAAATCGCCAGTTTGCCAAAACCATCAGCGAAACGAAACCAGATGTTTGTTGATGCAATAGACATGGCGATCACTATTCTGAATCAAGCAAAGTTGTCGTATGAATCTGATGAGGATGAGGATGAGGATGAGCCAGAGGAAATGTACGAGGATTCAGAGCTGAGGGCTGTTGATCTATCAGCACCAGCGTTCATGCGAGCATCAGCCAAGCGAGGGTTGGCACTGCACGAGCAGGGGTTGTCTGGAGATGGGCTAGTGCCACAGACAGTTGAGGATGCACGGAACATGGCTGCAGGTCAGATCTCAGAAGCGAAGTGGCGCAAGATCGGGGCGTGGATCGCACGACACATAGACGATCTGGATGCTGTGCAGGGTAATGAAATCACTGCAGGTTTGGTTGCCATGTTGCTATGGGGCGGAGGCGCAACAAAAGCATCAGCTCGCAGAGCGCAGGAATACGCAAACCGTGTTGTGGAAAAATTAGATTCCGAATAGTAAGGTAGAAAATTATGAGCGAACTTGTGCAATGGGTAGCAACTGAAATTGATGAGAAGCGCAGCATTGCGTATTCCAATCTGGAGGTTCGTGCAGAGAACGGTGGCAGAACACTTGTCGGCTATGCAGCCGTGTGGGATTCCCCTTCGGAGTACATGGGGTTCACAGAGTTTGTTAAGCGTGGTGCGTTTAGCAAAACGCTAAATGATGGCGCAGATGTTCGCCTGTTGATTGATCATGAAGGCGTACCGTTGGCACGCTCTAAGTCTGGAACTCTCGCACTTGAAGAAGATGAGCGTGGATTGCGTGTTGAAGCAGAGCTTGATCCAATGAACCCTGATGCTGCACGGATCATGTCAGCCATGAAGCGTGGCGATCTCTCGCAGATGAGCTTTGCGTTCCGCACAGTCAAAGATAACTGGAACACTGATCGTTCAGTTCGTGAGCTGCGTGAGGTTCAACTGTTTGATGTTAGCGTTGTGACCTTCCCTGCATATGAGCAGACGGTGGCAGAGTTGCGCAAACTAAACGAACCTGTTACTGTTGCACCAGTTTCTACATTGAGTCTGCGTAAGAACCAGATCGCTTTGCATAAACTTCGCAGCCGTTAGACAGCCGACATAGTTTGTCACTGACCTCCTAACACTGAAAGGAAAACACATATTCAAATCAGATGATCTTGGAGGTCATTATGTCATTTAGTAAATCACTTATTGAAAAGCGTGACGCTGCGCTTGCAAAGGCAGATGCCATTGTTGCAGCAGCACAAACAGAAGCCCGTGAACTTTCACCTGAACAAGATGCAGAAATCGTTGCAGCACTTGACGAGGTTCGTTCATTGGATGAGCAAATCAAAACCCACAGCGAACTTGAAAAGCGTTCGGCTGAGGCTGCAGAACTTCGCAAAGAAAAGAAGTTTGATGCAGTTGCATCACCAGCAGTAGTTAAGTCAGAAGCACGCACCTACAGCCCACAGGCTGAAACCTCGTTCATTGCTGACGCATACTCTGCACAGTTCAACAACGACTTCTCCGCAAAAGAGCGTCTCGCACGCCACATGCAAGAGGAAAAAATTGAACGCCGTGATGTAACCAGTGCAAACTTCGCTGGTCTTGTTGTTCCACAGTTCCTCACAGAATTGGCAGCACCGTTTGCTCGTGCAGGACGCCCGTTCTTGGAAGTGGCTCGCAAGCATCAACTTCCTGACTCTGGTTTAGTTATCAGCATCAGCAAGGTAACGACTGGTTCAAGCACTGCAGTTCAAACTGAAGGTGCAGCTGTTTCGGAAACCAACATGGATGATACGAAGCTTGATGTTTCGGTTGTCACTGTTGCTGGTCAGCAGAATGTTTCACGCCAAGCGATTGAGCGTGGCACAAACATTGATTCGCTAGTAATGGCTGACCTTGTTTCTGCTTACCACACGAACTTGGATTCGTTGTTTGTTACTACATCAGCAACTTCGCTGACGAACACAATCACGCAAGTTGTGACCTACACCGATGCTTCGCCAACCGTTGCAGAGTTGTATCCAAAGTTGGCTGACGCTATTCAGCGTATCCAAACCAACTTCTTTGCTGGACCGAACTTCATTTTGATGCACCCACGCCGTTTGGCTTTCATCTTGGCTGCACTTGACGATCAGAAGCGACCATTGGCTGTGCCAGTGCCTAACTTCAACGGTCAGCCTGCGATTGCTGCGGGCAATGGCGCACCTGTATATGGCAACAGTGGTTACACCATTTTGGGTCTGCCAGTTATCACGGATGCCAATGTCATCACAACCAACGGTGCTGGTGCAAACGAAGATGTGATCATCTTGGGTAACACTCAGGAAGCACACTTGTTTGAACAGGGTTCTGGCGAGCCAATGATGTTGCGCTTTGAGCAACCAAAGGCTTCTGAACTTGATGTAACCATGATCGTTTACGGTTACAGTGCGTTCACCGCCAACCGTTACCCAAATGCTTTCTCCCTAATCGGAGGAACTGGATTGGTAACACCAACCTTCTAAAGCCGATAACTACATTTCGGATTAGACCGAAAGACCGCCAGCATCTTGAACGGTGTTGGCGGTCTTTCTATTTTCAGGTGTATGATCTGCGTCATGAACAAACAAATTGAAGCCCTACTTGTTGAGCGTTTAGGTTATGAGCGCAGAGGTTTGAAAGATCGTGTCAAGGCGGTTGATGCTGCGCTTCGTGAACTTGGTTTTGAACACAAGTATCTAAGCGAACCAGAGATTGAAACTGCAAGCATTGAGCCTGTAGCAGAGCGTGCTACACGCAAGGCTGCATCTAAGCGCAAGGCATAGTTCATGGCAATCGTGAACGGTTACTGTACGCTGGCAGAGGTCAAATCTGCTCTGCGTCTAACAGACAATGTTGATGACAGCCTGCTGGAGAAAGCTATTGAGTCGGCATCTAGGCGCATTGATGGTTACTGTGGCAGGTTCTTTTACAAGTCCTCATCAACCTCACTGAACATTTATCCACTCAACGAATATTTGTTGCGGATGCCACAGGATCTACCAAGCACAACAGTGACGATCAAAATTGATACAGCAGGAAATGGAACATATGCAACCACGCTCACTCAGGGCGTTGATTACATCCTTGAACCGACAGACGCTGCGGTTCGTTCCTACCCATATGTTCACGCCCGCATGGTTGGCGGTGCAACCTTCCCGCTATATACAACACCATCATTTCCAACAGTTCAGGTCACGGCGCAATGGGGCTGGAACGCTGTGCCATCTGATGTTTCGCAGGCTTGCGTGCTGCTCGCCATGCGCCAGTTTGCCCGCCTGAATGCAGCTCTAGGCGTTGTCGGTTTCGCTGACATGGCTCTGCAGGTTCGGGCTGTTGATCCAGATGTTCGTGACCTGCTCAACCAGTATGTTGTGTTCGGGGTTATCTGATGCCAGCAACAGTTTCTCAGGTAGCTACAGGGCTGCAAGCACGCCTAGCAACTATCACAGGTCTGAGAACTTTCAACTACCAGCCTGAGCAAGAAAACCCTCCGTTCGGATACCCAGAGCTGAACAGCATTGACTATCACAGAGCCTATGGTGGCGGTGATGTTGTTATGAACTGGACTATATATGTTGTTGTTGGTCGCTACCTTGATCGCACAGCTCATGCAGCATTAGACGATTATCTTTCCTACTCTGGTAGCAAAAGTGTTCGTGCAGCAATAGAGGGAGATCAGACACTTGGTGGCGTATGCTCAACTCTCATAGTACGATCAGGTGCAGACATAACCAGCCTTGATGCTGGAGGCGCACAGTTTCTAGTTATTCAAATGCAAGTGGAAGTTCACGGATAGGAAACATCACATGGCAAGTTACAAAGTATTAAGCGACAACTTTGCTGCAGGCAAACAAGGCGAGCTGCTGGACAGTGACGCATTGGATGGGTGTAACATTGAGGCGTTGGTTCAAGGCGGTCATATCGCTGAGGTCAATTCCAAAATCTCTAAGTCAGTAACAACCGAAACGGAAAAATAATCATGGCTCAATTAGTTCTCAAAGACGCAGATATCACTGTTAATGGTGTTGTACTCAGCAACAGGGCGAACTCTGTTGAACTCAATTATGAAGTTGAATCAGTTGAAGTGACTGCGTTCGGAGGCAACCGTTCATTTATCGGTGGCTTGCAGAACAACACGATCACGATTGAATTCATGCAAGACTTCGCTGCAGCAAATGTTGAAGCGACAGTTTTCCCGTTGGTGGGAACACAAACAAGCGTGACTGTCCGTGCAAGTTCGGCTGCAACCAGCGCAACAAACCCTCTTTACACTGTCACTGGAACATTCTTGTCAAGCCACACACCTGTGTCGGCAACGG